GCTGCGGGTCGCAGCCGGCCGTGAGCTTGCAGGCGCGCATTTCCGCCAGCACGCCACCGGTGCCCCGGTTGTAGGCCAGCGTGCTGAAAATCAGCCGCTCCCCAGGGTCGCGCACCGCAGCGAAGGTGCCCCAGTTGTCCCGGTTTTTCAGCACGATGGCGAGCAGCTGCAGGTCGGGCCGTTGGTACACGTTGGCCCACGTCCAGGCCGCCAGTGCCGGGTGTTTGGCCCGGAGTTCGGCCAGCGCGTCGAAGCGCAGCGAACCGTCCACACGCCAGGTGCGTGTGATCTGGCCGAAGCCGGCGCCCTCTTCGCGCGCGCTCTTCAGTCGGCTGGTGGCGTTCCAGCAGCGGCTGTGCTTGAGCGTGATGCAGCTCTCTTTTTCGATCTGCCCACCCAGCACCTCGGGCGCCGGCATGCCGGGCCAGTGGGCCACCTGCAGGGCCTTGAGCGTGGGCAGGTGCTGCGGCGCCTGTGCTGGGATGTAGCTGCGCACGTCTTGCGCGCTGGCGTGGCCGGCCACGGTGGCAAACACGATGGCCATGGCGATCATGACCAGCCCGCGGTACACCAGCGCCAGCCCGGCCCCCACCGGCGCATGCCGCGCCAGGTCGTGCAGCTCCTGGCCGTCCGCTTCGTCGTAGTCGCTCACGGCCCGGAAGCCAAAGAACACCAGCGCCACGCCGAACACAAAGCGCGCGGTGCCCAGCAGCCAGCCCGCCGTGGCGGCGCCGCCCAGCGGGTCGGTGAAGAGCAGGGCGGCCAGCACCAGGGCGCAGCCCAGGGCCATGAAGAGGTATCGGAATCGCATGGTGTCAGTCTCCGGTGGGGGGTGGTGTGGTGGCTCCCTTGACCCGTTCCCAGGCCTGGGCGCCGATGAAAGCGGCGATGTCGGCGATCAGCACCATCTGCAGGTCGGCGCTGGCCAGCTTGTCGTGCCAGGCCAGCACGCCCGACTCCACGGCGATCACCAGGAAGGCCAGCAGCCGGTAGTCCACGATGCGCTTGAGCAGGTTCACAGCAGGTCCCCCGGGCCGGTGCGCATGTCGGTGGGCACTTCGGCGAGCACGCGCTTGAGCTTGGCGCGCTTCATGGGTAGCTCATAGCGCCAGTAGCCGTAGAGCTGCACCGCGATCCACGCGCCCGAGAGCACGCCCACCACCAGGTTGACCAGGCCCACCACCGTGCCGATGCCCAGCACGACGGCGATCCAGTCCAGCGCCTTGACAAATTTTCCCCAGAGGGTCGCGTGATCGTTCATGGTTTTCGTGTGGGTGGGGGTCAGAACTTGATGCAGGGCAGCAGGGCCACGTTGCGGGGGCGGGTTTCGGTTCCCGAACCAGTGCTGGCGCCGGTGGATGCCGTGGCCGGGAAGGCTCCCTGGGTGGTCGGGCCAGCCACTTTTGGAGACCCTGCGAAGGCGCTACCGTCTACGGCCGCGGTTCCGCCGATGTTGGCAAGGGGGGTCGTTGTGTGCGTGTGCTGAGTGAATGCATGCGCCTGAGCAGAGCCGAACACCCGGCCGGCGTCCACCCCACGCGCGTTGTCCCAGCCGCGGATGAATTCCCCGCGCAGATCGCGCAGCGTGTTGCTGCCACGGAATTCGTTCAGCGCCGCGTGGGCAGACACCTGGCCCGCGCACTCCAGCCAGCCCGTGGGCGGCGTCTGTGCGTCGAAATAGGCCACCTTGCCCAGCTCCACCGAGGCGTAGCCGGTGTACGCGCCGATGGTGCGCCAGGTCATGATGCTGGCGTAGTCGTCGTGCCAGATCGGGCCCTGGTCGGCCCCAGGCAGCGCAGCGCCGGCGGCGAACCTGGTCAGCAGCGTGGCGGCCATGGCCACGATGGCGGCCGCGCTGCCGGCCGCTTCGTCGGCTTTAGTCGCGGCCACGCCAGCCGATTCTTCTGCGTCGGCCTTGGCCGCCTGGGCGTCTTCTACCGCCTGATCAAGCGCGCCCAGGCTCACCAGGGCGGCGCTCTGCGCGGCGGATTGGGCGGCGGACTGGGCTTGCAGCACAAGATCGGCCATGCTGGGGTGAATGTCGCCCGGATCGCCCTTCAAACCCAGGTGAACCTGGGCCAGCGCCACCTGCATGGGCGTGCCAGGCGTGACGCTGGCGCTCTGGCCCGAGGCGGTGACCGTCCAGACCACCTGCACCGGCACGGCGATGGGGGTGGCGCTCACCGGGTCACCTCCAGCACCAGGTTGGCCGCCTGCTCAAAGCGGCGGCCCGAGGCCTCGGGCGAGGTGAACGCCAGCCGAACATCGTGCGTGCCCACGGTCCAGGCGGCGGTGTTGTCTTGCCCGAAGCTGATCGACCAGGTGGGGCCAACGCTGGAGAGCCACACACCGGGCACCACCACGCGGGTGGACTTGCCCATCAGCACCAGTTCCACGCCCCAGTCGAACACATCCAGATCGGGCTCGCCGGCGATGCTGATCGGGCTGGTTTCGGTGCTCAGGGTGAGCGCGAAGGCGCTGCCGGCGATGTGGGGTAGGGAATAGACGGTGGCACTCACGGCTGGGCCTCTTCTTCATTGGCGGCGGCCGCTGCTGCAGCGCGCTCTGCAAAAAACGCGGCGGTCACGTCGGTGCCATAGCTCGCGATCACGGCCTCAAGCCGGGCCGGGGTGTACTGCCAGGCGTCGAGCAGGCCCGCCATGGCGGCCACGATCTCGGAGCAGAACCAGCGAGCCACCGTGTGGCCCACGCGCAGCACGGCGCTGCCAATGGCGCCCAGCAGGTCGTAGCGCTTGCCGTCTTGCCGGCGGAGCACGTCGCCCGCGCGCCATGGCGCAAACAGCGGCCCCTGCTCGGGGCACCAGTACACGCGCCAGTGCGCAGGGTTCAGGCGCACGCGCTGTTTCATGCGCACGCCGTTCTGCCCTGTGACCGGGTGCTCTCTTCGGAGCGTGGCCGAGCCGATGTCCACCGTTCCGTCCGGGTGGATGGCCATGATCTGTTCGCAATGCGTTGCGTCTGCGAAGCGGCCGCCCTTTTGTGACCAGCGGATGATGGCCACGCCCAGGCGGGCGGCCCAGCCGTCGCCGGCGTGGTCGCCGGTGTAAAAGGCAATGGTCTGGCCGCCGGGTGGTGTCATGGCGTCAGGCCCCCACGATCTGCGCCACCAGCGCTTCGGCCTGGGCCTCGCCCACCACTGGGGAGTAGATAGCCAGCAGCTCGGCGTGGGCATCGAGCCGGGCCTGGGTGGTGATGGCCGCGAAGGCCGCAGGGTCGGCGCCCTCGTAGGCGCGGATGGCGTCCAACGTGGCGGTCTCGATGCCGTCCACCGCGGCGCCCACCAGGGTGAACACCGCGCTGTTGGCCAGCACCTTGGCTGCCAGCTCCTCGACCGTCTCGCCGCGGCCGCGCAGGCGGGCTTCGAGCTCCATCATTTGCACGTCGAACGCGCTGCCGGTGCCGGCCGCGATCGCCTGCGCCGCTGCCACCTGCACCGGCCAGCGGGTGGCTTGCAGGTAGTGGGTGGCCTTGGCGATGCGCTCTCGGACCTTGCTTGAAAGCTCGCCCGTTCGACGCATGGCGCCCGCACGTTCCAGATCGATCAGGGCAGCGGTAACCGCTGGATCGTCGGCGCTCAGAAGGTCCGCCTCAAGCCCGGCCATGGACTCATCCACGGCCAGCAGGACGCCGTTTCGAAGGGTGTAGCCAATGATCATGTGTGGTATTCCAAATGGATGGAGGAGAGGTTCGTCGCGTGGGCGGCCACGGCCTGCGTGACGGACGCAACGAGGTAATAGACGTCTCCGGCCAGGACATCGAGCAGCGCAAAGGGCCGCGCCTGGTGGTACTGGTTGAGCACCGCCGTGGTGGTCTCCACGCCAGACTCATTCATGTAGGTGTTCACGCCCGCACGCGTTCGTGTGATGTGCGCCGTCATGACGGTCGATGAACCGACGCCGTTTTTTGCGGACACGATCCCCCGAAGGTGGGCCACCCCGGAGCGTGGAGCGGTGGTCTGGATGATTGCCGTGGCCGTGAGAGCAGGCAGGGCGTTCGACGCGATGAAACCGGCCGTCTTGTAGCGGTTGGCGACCACTGCCCACGCGTCTCCCATCCACATCCAGTACTCGTTGTAGGGCGCCACGCTCTGCCACATGGTGTATGGGCTTTCCCCAGACGGGACGGCGGCAGGGCCGGTGACCGGGCAGCGCACAGGGCTCAACAGCGACCCACGCAGGTACGCAGCCAGTTCGCCGTCGCTATGCCCCCACCGCTCCCACTTCGTCGGGTCCGTCCCCGGCTCCACGGCGTTGGTCACCACCGCGCGCCAGCTCACCCCGCTGTGCATCACGCACGCGCCCTGCGGGTATCCGTAGGCGGCGGCCAGCACGTCGCTCCAGGGCGTCACGCTGCGCAGCCGCTGGTAGAGCGACCGGTTCGACAGTTGCTTGATGGGCAGCACTTCCAGGCTGTCGGGCCCGCCGTCGAGCACGTCGCCGTCGGTGTATTGATAGACGTCGGCGCCCCAGTTGTCGACCGTTGCGATGTTGGCCATTTAGATGGTTCCTCGGACTTTGCCTTGACCACGCAGGTGGCCCAGGCCACGCAGAAGCGGCGTGGTGGGTTGGGTGAATTCGACCAGCCAGCAGCAGTTGCGCTTCACGCGGTCGACCGCCTGTTTCAACAGCTCGAACTGGCGGTCGCTGATGGGGTTGGTGAGCACGATGGAGAACAGCGCCCAGTCGGTCGGCTTGGCGCGCTGGCGCGAGCCGTCGCGCACCAGGCCTTCGCCGCGCCGCGGAACGCCGGGCGACTCGATCACCTGGGCGTTGGGGTGGCCCAGCAGCTCCAGCATGAGCTTCAGGCCCGCCACGGTGCCGCGCAGCTGGTTGATGCGGCGCGCGTTTTTCACCATAGAGCGCTGAAAGCTTTCGGGCCAAAACGTGTCGAAGAAGTCCAGCCGGAAGGCCCAGGCCAGCAGCGGCAAAAAGGCCATCGGGCAGGTGTCGGCGTCCCATAGGAACGGCACTTGGCGCTTCAGGCCGCCGGTGCCGGCCAGGTCGGGCACGGTGCCCCAGAGGCGTTCGCCCTCCAGAAGATCGAGCGCGCGCTCCAGCTCCGTGGCGTTGCTGGGCAGCACGCTGCCCGCACCGGGCGCGTAGTTCGTGAGCCGGTCTGTGGTGCTCATTGGTCCGCCCCCACCCATTCCACGTTCACCCAGGTGCAGCGGCCCACTCGCGTCATGTCGAACACCAGATCGGCCGCGGGCTGGGTCACCTCGACCCGCTGCACACCGGCCACGTGGGCCGCGCTGGCCACGGCGCTGCGCGCCACGTCAAGGCCCACGGCATAGAGCCCGCTCACCAGGGTCTGCAGGGCGGCGGTGGCTTCGGTGGTCTTGCTGCTGCCGTCGGCGCCGGGGTAGGTCCAGATCCGCACATGGGCGGCATAGAGCGCCACCTCGGCCGCTTGCACGATCACGCGCTCGCACAGCGGGCGCACCTCCAGATCGTTGAGCCGGGCCGTTACGGCCTCCAGCGTGCCCGCCTCGGGCACGCCGCTCTCGGCGCGGCCCAGAACGGCCACCACAGTGGTGCCGGGGTAGGGCGTGCTGATTCCAGCGTCGAGCACGTCGGTGTGGGCGCTCAGGGTGTGAAACAGGTAGGCATCGCGCGGGCCGGCGGTGCTCCAGCTGGCGGGCTTGAGCTGCAGACGGCGGCGGTAGGCGGCATCGGTCTCCAGCACGGCGGGCGTGCTGCCCACGGCGGGTGCCAGTTCCAGGCGCGGTTCCTGGTAGTAGGTGAGGCCGATGTGATCGAGGTCGGTTCCAAGGGCAAAGGCGAGCGTGACGGCCAGGGCCTCTTCGTTGTAGCGCTGGCGCAGCATCAGCTCGCGGTAGGCGCCGGCCTCGACCAGCTTGGTCAGCGGCTCCGATTCGAGCGAGAGCACTTCGGCGCAAGCCGGGTGCAGCGCGATCAGCTGCGCCTTGCGCGCGGCGATCAGGGTTTCAACGTCCAGCGCCTCGACGATGGCCGGGCGGGGAAGGGCGTCGAGCGTGATGTCGGCAAACGTTTCGCCGCTCATACGGGAAC